TATCTAATACTCCTTGAACTGAAAACGGATCTTCCACTTCCATTTCTGTTATTATACGTCCTAAATCGAGTCCTGTCAAGCCTTTTCTGTATAATTCTCTATAAATTATTAAAGTTCCGTCTGCTCTATCTATTGCGCCCCAAACACAACAACTCTCTGCAGCATACCCATAATCAATTCCTTTGACACGTTCCCAATTAACAGGAAGGTGAAAAGGTTCAATTACATGGACTGTAGGATCAAACTCAACAAAGGCAGCACCTTCAGCGACATCCCAATTTCCTTCTAAGAGTTGTCTGCGCTGTATCGGAGGAAGCGCTTTAAGCATTTGTTCATATCTTCCGTCTTGAGCTAAATACGGATTATCATCCAATTTAGCAGGAATAAACTTACGAGTTAATCCATCTTTACCTACAAAAGATTTATTATGTTCTGAAGGTTCAATGTAGCGCTTTTTTACCCAATGTGCGCCAACACCGCCTGGGTTTGCAGTACAGCGTAGGTAAGGCTCTATTTCAAGGTCTGTTGTTCGTAGTCTTGAAGCAAGGTAGTTCCAACCGAACTCTGTCGGTAGATGTGTAATCTCATCAAAGCCTATCCAACTGTATGCTTGTCCTTGGTATCTATATACATCTGCGTCTCTCTCAAGAAAACCAAACTCTATCTTTGCACCGCTTGGAAAGTTCCATAACTTCTCGACTTCACGGAACTTACAGCCTGGGAAAGCCTGTGGATATAGTTCTCTTGATTTGTCTATAAGTTCGCGTAACTCTGGCATAGACCTTCTTAAAATTAAAGCACGATGTGCTGGCTTGTGTGCGTACCTCAACGGATCCACTAACATTGCGTATGATTTACCGCCACCTGCAGCACCACCATAAAGAACATCCTTTTCACCTGCAGCAAGAAAGTCTGTTTGAGGACCATCATTCGGATGAAAAACTACGTTCTCTTCAGGGTTTTCTTTTATTTCTTTTTGAACACTGGGTATGAGTTCTTTAATGTCTGTGTCAAGTACAACCTGATTGTCTGTATCTTTGTCAAGTTTTTTAAGAACTTCTTTTTGTTTTTTTAAATTAGTCTTGTAAGAAGTAATTTGATTCTGTAGTTGACTAATTCTTTTTTTCTTTTTACTAACAGAACGTCTAGCATTCATTTTGGCTTTTGTCTTAGAGTGATAATTATAATTACTCTTAGAACCTTTAGGCCTTCCTTTCCTTTTACGAGGTGTTCCGTCTTTTTTTAATTTAAACGTAACTCCGTCTTCTTCGGTTTCGTATCGCTCAGGATGTAAATCCCAATCTTTCTTGTCTTGTTCCATACTTTTTATCTATGATTTTCTTTAGACCTACGTGGCTAATACTACGACCTGTATGGTTCTGTAACCAATAACAAGCATCACGAAGAGTTATTTGTTCTTTAACAATCATGTCCTCTACTGCTTCAAGAGCCTCTAACTGTTTTGGAATAGGCTCTAAATATTGTGCATCTTCTTTGGATAACTCATATCCAAAAGGAACCGTAGAACTTTTTCTACGTTTTAGATCAGATGTCGGAATTGTTTTATTTAACAAACTGTGTCCTATTTCTTCCCACTCGTTTTTGCGCCATATCTTTGTCATATTACTTCCACACCAGTTCGATTCCTCTGCGTTCTAGTTCTTTAATTACTTTGTGTTTCTTTTTCTTAGGCGTTGATTCTTTGTTTAAATAGTCTATGAGTTCTTTCTTTGGTATTGCTTTCATGTAGTGACGAATGATTGCTGTCTTGCCTGTACGTCTGTCGTAGCTTTTCTCTGTGGGTCTGAATTTAACAGGAGGCATATGATTAGTTTAAGTATCTGCTTTTGAGACAAATTCTGTCGTGTCTGTCTTGGTTGAGTTTACGTACTGACGGATCAATCTCGTTGTGCCAAACAAAAGGAACAATCGCATGAACAATTACTTTTAGCGTGAGTTTAAATAAACGATAAGCGTACCACAAAGCAACACTCATATGCTCGATGTAACTTTCGTTGATTTCTTTTAAGTGTTTAAAATTTAGATCTTGTTTCTTCATCGTATTTCCTGTCTAACCATAGATGATGTTTAAAATAATAAGTCTCGAAGTTCTTATAAGGTTCTAATCCGTGTGTCTGTCTTTCTAAACAGTTATCATCGTATAGTTCTTTGCACCATTGCATAAAAGATTCTTTATTACTACTCTGCTGCATCTTCTTCTTCTTCCGTGTATTCTCCTTCGACTACGTATTCTACTTCTTTTTTAGCTGGAAGTATAAACACACCTCCACTATTTGTTTTGTGATCTACCTCTAGTCTTTCTTTCTTTGTTACTCCTACACGATCAAGGATTGTCTGAGCTGCTTGTAACTTATTCGCTACTTGAGGTATAGGCATATCAGTATTCATGATGTCTACCATCTTTAGAGCTGCTTGAGGTGCGCTGTTGGCTAAGATGTCTGTTGCTAAATCTATTATTTCATTCTTTAAAGACTTTACAACTTGGTAGTGATTACCGCTATAACCTGCTTCTTCGGCTGCTAGTTTTGCATTGCCGTTGGTCTCTATTAAACAATCCAAGAACTTTTGTTGTTTGTCCGTTAAAGTCTTTGTTGTTTTATTTGTTTCTTGTAAGTATGTGTTAACCATAATATGTATTATAGGTCTAGTTAACGAACTTGTCAAGTCTTTTTTTAAATTTATGCTTGTTATTTCTTGTGAAATTTCACAAATGAAATAATGCTTGACAAAATTGAAATCTGTATGTATAATAGTATTTAAGCCTGCCAGGGTTGAATACCTAACTAACTACCTCCCCTTTAATGTCTCAATATATAGCGGAATAGCGCATGTATATATTATAAGGTATGCCGCATTTATCAAGTTACCGAGTTAAAACCTTCTTAAAATATTCGATCACTATATATATATATGGGAGAGGGTGGTGGTCACCTACGTACCCTCTTTATAACTTTTTAGTTATATATACTTTACATATTCCCAGATGTTATAAGCACTAATATATAATTAAAAGTTATAAAGTTATAGCTTATAACTTCAGGTTATATTGATCAAGCACTCTAAAACTTTAAAACTTTTCAAATTTCTCAAGTTACCAAATCAGTAGCACATTTAAAATGTTCCAAATATATACTTGAAAACTTCCCAGTTTTCCCAGTTCTAACAGCAACTTATGAAATAATTATTTTACGCACGAATGTAAGATAATCTTTTATTCATATTTCTAAACTATTGATATTAATATTTAGATATGGATAATAACAATAGAGTCATTGGTGATTCGATTAGGCGGTAACCTTAGGTAACAATTTGGACTACTGCATTGACAGGATGAAAACCTAATCAAACGATTGTAAGAGATGCCACTCCCAATGAGATGAACAGGATTCATATTATTATTAAGATTGATTCTTTAAAGGTTGTTAAATGCTTTGATACTGTTTGATGATCCACAATATAGGAATATATATTATGGCTACTAAAACAGCTTCTAAAGCACTCAAACTAGATAGAAATATCAACACAACAACCAACCAAAAGAAGACAGGATTCCTCAAAAGAATCCGCCCAATCATTGATGCATTTACTAAAGATTCAATAGAATTTGAAAATGCTCAAAAAAGGGTTCAATCTTTTGATGCTTTCCTTTGGAATGAGATCAGAAAAACATTCGATATTCAAACAGTCGAACAGACTGAAATGATTAGAGAACTAATCGCTGATTCTTTTCAATGGACAGTCAAAAGAAAAGGAAAAGGAAAACAAGACGAGATTTCTAATAGACGGCAACAGCCAAATAAATTTAGTCAGTTCTTTTCTGATATCAAAAGAGCTTTTAATAATGGAGTTGTTGATATTGATTTTGAATACAACAATTCATTAGAAGATCACATCATTGGAACGAATAACAGAACAACCATATATAAAAATATATTGTCTGAATTTGAAACAATCGGTGAAGTTAGAAAAGCTCTAAGAGATCAATTGATAAATTCTAAATCTGAAGAATATAATCATTCAGATCAGAATATTAAATTGATAAAAGCATTTCTTAATCAAGCGGAACGATCAAAAGATCAGAAAAAATTAAAGCAGATAGACAAAGCTTTAAATGATCTTAGATTAACTTTTTCACTTGCTCCAAAAAGCAATTCAAAAAGTCATACCGCTAAAAATAAGAAATCAAAAGAAAAATAAATCAATGATCTAATAGCAGTTGATAAGCATTTAATAACCTTTAAAAAATCAATCTTTATAAAAATTAAAACAAAGAGAAATTATCTTACATTCAAACGTAAAATAGTTTCTCTTTTTTTTTTTTATTTTTTTTTTGAAAACCCTTGAAAAACTATTTGTGTTATGCAATTGTGTTATGCAAAAGCGACAAAGATAGACAGAGACAGAGAGAGAGAGAGAGACAGACAGAGAGACAGAGAGAGATTTAAATGTGGTGTGTGATGAGCCAATAAAGGAGTTAGATCACACAGCAATTAGAAGTACATAACACCGAGTCCATATGTACTGATTTGTAAATGTGTAGGACTGTTAGTTCAATGGTTAAGAACACTATCTTTTTAGATAGAGATGAGAGGTTCAAATCCCTCACAGGTCGTGTTAACAGCACAGTTATAAATCAAAGAGAGACTTATGAGAGTGTGCTTTCTTTCTAGCCACATTTAATAAAGAGTTTTCATTTTT